AATTTTCCTCGAAATTCCAATCTTACCAAACTTGTCGGTAAATTCTCTAATGGTTGGTCAAAATCTTCTCCAAAAAATAATTCCTTAATTGAACTCGGCAAATTATCCACTCTTTGATTAAATTTCTTTCCAAATTGCACATGTGTATATCGTGATAAAATTTCAATATCCGCATCAGTTAAAGGCTCATTGAAATTATTATCAATGAAAATTTTGTGTTCTGTTTTATGGATAAAATCCTTGTAAATAATCATTTTGATATGTTGGTAATTTAATTATAAAAAAATCAATTTTTAATCTGACTTCTTTTTCCAATGTGGATCGGAAGGAGTTGGACCAGTCCATATCAAAGTAAATACCGCAATTATTGTCAAAAACCAAAACCAAATTGGAGCTGTTTTAGGCTCATAAAATGAAATATGGCAATCACGGTTGTAGAAACATTTGCGAGGTTCAGTATCATCCTTTATTTTTGGATCAGTTAAAATGCAATTTTGAACAATCCAAGCATTTTTACTGGGAAAACAAATATCCTCATTATACGTAAAATCTTTCATCAAATATTTATCACCTGTTAAATGAAAAAATAAAAAAAAAAGCGGGAAAATCACAATTGATATGCCTAAAGTGATAAAAAAATATTTGGTACTTCCATCTTATGTTATTTTCTAGCAAGTGATATATATTTATTCAATTTTTCTAAAAAAAAAGCAGTTTAAAAAATTTTTTATAAAAAATGAGAATGAATGGACATATCCCAGGCAAATTTGATTTTATTTACCAATAGTGCAGATACATTTTTTCCGGAAGTTCAAAAATTTGTTGATGGAAAAATACCCTACACAAAAATTTTACCATCAGATCAAGTAGTTTATAAGAGGAGGATTCTTATTTCTCAAGAGCTTGAAATAAAATTAGAAAGAAATTGCGATATAATATATGGAATTGAATTAACTGGGGACGGTGAGGATATTGATGAACATATTAGTAATTTTGATTTTATAATAGGGGGGAATTTAATTTGTAAAATATTTTTGGAGGAATGTTATGTTATGGAAAATGATGGTAAGTTTTCGATAAAAATTAATTTTGATAGGATATTTTTGAATTATTGTTTTTTACCGATTATTGGATTAGTTTATCAAGAGGTTAAATTGAAAATAAATCTATCAACAAATCCTGAAGCGATGCAATCAATTGATTTTCGTTGTTATTTGGTAGAAGGGTTATTGGAGAATGATTTGAGAAAAAATTGTGTTGATAGACATCATGATATTTTAATGAATCATTATGAGAAATATCAATTTGAGATGAACGGGAATAAAATTTTTATTAATTTTGGGTATAGTATATTGAGTGCAAGTAATTTTATAAAATCATTAAGATTTAAGTTTTTGGATGCGATTGATTTTAATGATATTACAATATATGGTAATGATAAACCTTTAACAACAATTACACGATCTGATATTGAATTTATAAGTAATCGAGAATTTATTTTGCAGAAATTCAATTATAATATTTTTTTATATAATAAAATTGTGATAGAATTTGACAAAAATATCCAGAACAACTTATTAACATTAACTACAATTAATTATAATATGTTAATTATAAAATCAGGTATTGGAGGGGTAAAATTTAGGGGTTTGAGGAGGGATATTGGATGTAATATTAGTTTTAATGTTTATGAGAAGATGGGAGAAGAGATATATACTGAGAAAGTGAAGCCGAGAGGAGATAAGGAATGTGCAATATTGCAGGAGGAATTTGAGGAAGGGGAAGAGAGAATAATTTGTGGAAATTGTTTTGCAAGTTTTAAGCGAAGTGCGATAGAGGAATGGTTTGAAAGAAAAATGGAAAGAATTTGTCCATATGGTAGATGCGAAAAAGGCATTTGGTATATATGGAAAAATTAAACAAAAATTAAAAAAATGAATTAAAAAAAATATGTTTTAATAATCAATTAAAATGTCTTTACATTCAAGTATTTTGGAACAATCTGGGGATTGCGCATCTATTGAAGAAGTATTGCGATATTGCTCTCTTTTTTTTAGAAAATTTAATAAAACATTAATGGATCGTTCAGATGTATATTCTGCAGTTAAAATTCTTTTTTCAGGAGAAAAATTTAGAACGGCGCATAATTTGATGTTTGGAAATTACAATGATATTTTATCGAAACCACTTCCACCGGCAAATTTTGATCAAAATAAGAGGAAAATAAAGAGTATTTTGGCTCGATATGGTAATTTTAAGTTGAGTGATAATTTCGTATATTTTTTAGATGGAATTTATGAAAATATCCCAGATTATATTGAAACTGATTTACAATTCAAATCTCAATATAATGCATCCGAAATTATTTTAAAAAGTAACTATATAGCGGGTCATTGTGGATTGGTAAGAGTTCGAGGAATACATTATGATTTGTTGATGGAAGTTTTATCTCCAAACTGTGAGATGGAAATAATATGGGATATTGCTAAAACAAAAGAAGGAATATCACAATTACAAAAAGTAACCGGAACAAGAAGATATAAATTTTCAAAAGATTTTTATGATAAATTAGGAATAAAAAATTGATAAATTCAATTATCCCAAGCATAAACAGTTCCAGTATAATGGCCCTTATTTCCACCCGGTCCAATAATGTCTGCATCAATATGAGAATTTATATCAGTTCCTATGGTGTAGTAATCAAATGATGGATGTGTAGGGTCATAATGTTCGTATCCAGTAAAATTATTTCCATTCCATGTTACGTTAGAAATCCATGATTTTTCAAGATGACCTTCTACTGAATAAGAAAAGTAAAGTGTTTTGGCGCTATATTGAGACATAATAATAATATTATAACATATAATAAAATTTTATATCAATTTTTACAAAAGATTATACAAAGGGTCCAAAATTGAATTAGTTTTAATATCATTTTTTAAAAATATATCATTTAATGGATGAATAACAATGGAACTTCGATCATAGGAAGAATAAATGAATTCGTCATTATGAATTGTTAAACCATGTGGAAAGTCATTGCATATAACATTTTTTAAAATTTCCATTTTATTATTATTAATCATTCCAACAACAATTATTCCAGTTTTTGTAATTCCACTGTGAATTGTTACAAAAAAATAATCTTTCCAAATGATTATGCCGTCTAGTTGTGCAGTTTTAATTTTTAAAGATTCAAGCAAATGGAGTTTATCTTTTTTAAATTTATAAAACATAATCCAAGAATCGAAAGTATTTTGCATAATACGACCATTGTCACATCCTAAAAGTATTTTATCATCTTTATAAGTAGCAATGGCTTTAATTCTATTTTCAAAATTAATTGTAATATTTTTCTGAAAATTTTTTTTATTGAATTTAAAAATTTTTAAAAAAGTACTATTACCAACTGCTTTTTGTGCCCCAAAATAAATTTTATCTTTACTTATATGTATTCCGTGAAACCCATTTTTTGGATGAATAACAAATATTCTGTCAAAAATAAATTTTTTATCCTGTATTTTAACAACACAACATTTTTCAGTATATGCAGTCATATAAACATAATTATTGTGAACATCAATAAGATCTGGATGAAAAAATTTATCTTCAATTTTAAGAACTAATGTGTCAATAATATTGTATTTTTTATTATTTTTTTCCATCAAATATAATTTGGCAGCTGCACGATGAGCTACGATGAGCATATTTTGGAAAACTTTTACATCAGTAACAGTTGCTATTCTTTTTTGATCTCCGAATGAAAAAAAGTTTTGCAGCCAGAAAATACTTCCATCATTTGGATTCTCCTTCTGTATATACTCCTTAAAAAAATATTCCATTTACTTCAATTTATAAAATAAATTTTTTCATTAAACTTAATATTTTCTCATAATAAAGTATGATTGATTCTTTATTTATTTTCTAATCTTTTTTATAACCATCCCATTTTGGCCTTTAACTTATCTCAAATATGGAGTATATGAAACAATTTTACTCGCAACCATATGGATCATTTTTGACGGATGTCCCCTTACTAAAATTCAGCAGGCTTAAATGATGAATATTTTGCCAGATTGTGTCAAAAAATAATTTTACCATTTTCTACAAACAAAACTATCAAAAAAATTGATTAATTTAAATAATATTGTTACAAAAACTAAAACAGAATGAATAGTAAGATTGTTCAGTCAAGCAATGTCTTATGTGACTATCATACATTTAACGTAATGTATAATAACAATAAATCTTTTCCGTTTCTATTCAAGGATACGGAAAACTCAGTTTATATCATTTTAAAAATAATTGATTATGATTTTATATTGATTAATCCTGGATTTAATCCTTTTTGTTTTGATAGAATAACTGAGACCACTGAAATAATTGTTGAATTCGATGACAAATATTATGAAGAAATATTGAAAAAGAGAATCAAGAATATCACAAATTGCAATGACAACATTGAGGTAATAAATATGTTACTGGAGGAAGAAGAAAAAACAATTGCCACATTAAGGTTAGGAACTGAAAATGGAAAGTACTATTTATTGAATCCTGATGTAGACCAGAGCGATCAAGTCGATCGAAGATTAATAGTAAACATAAGCTACATGAAACGATTTTTAAATTTACCTGTAATAAATTACAGACAATTTCAGAGAAAAATTGGTCAATTTATTTTCCCAAAAACCTGGGATTTTATGAATGTTATGGCAAAATTTCTTAATGGATCATTCCGCATTGATTTATACAAAGATATCGAATTTTCTTATTCACTCTTCTCACTACTTATCAGTAACGGAAGAATACTTAAACACCCATTATTTAACGATGTGATTTATCTTTACTTCTTCGATCTCGATGACCTACAATTACCAAATGATTTCTTAAATCCCGGAAAACCACAATTCAATTTGTTTCTAAAAATTAAAACTGTTTATCAAGCTTTTATTGTTGATTTTCTTAATTTTGAATTTAAATATTTCAGAGAACATCAAATAAATAAAGTACATTATTTTAAATTTGGAGAAGAAATAATTGGGAGGGGGGATCCGGAATATGAATTAATTACAAGAGACATTATTATGGGTAAAACCCCAGTAACCAAATGTTTTCTTAAAAATATTCATCCTGAATCACCATTATTTAATAAAATTATTTGTGAGGTTTATCCTCATATGAGTGGTATTTGGAAGCCAGATTTGGATAATATAACATCATATGAATTAGCAACTAAGATAATTAATTTTAATAGAAAAAAGAAAAATAAAAATATACCGCAAAAAATAGTTTTATCACAAGAAGAGATTGATGAAAATATTAGTCAACTATTGATGGAGGAGGAGATGGAAAAAGAGAAATTGGAGAAGAAAAAAATGTTGGATAAACAGAAAAAGGATGAAAAGGAGAGGAAAGAAATTGAAAAAAAGCATTTGAAGGAAATTAAAGAATTTGCTAAAAAAATTGCTTTGGAAGCAAGGGAATTTGTTGTTAAAAGAGATGTTCAAAGAAAACGCGAAGAAACAAAACATAATAATAAAATGAAAGAAATCGCCAAAATAATCGCGATTGAAGCAAAGATTTTTCTTGAACAAAAAAAATCAATTAAACCACAACCAATTCTCCTTCCTCTGTTTCCAACTAACCCCAACAACACCTTCTGCGAAATCGGATCTCCTGAATACCTCAGAAGAAAAAACGAATGGAATATTTCAAAAATATGTCCTCAAATTTATTGCTATCCGATTGAAAAAGTATCACAAATATTTGTGGAAAATACCCATCCTCAAAACGAAAATCTATGGATGTTTGATTTTTGGAAATAATATGGTTTACACCTTTTAAATGTTAAAAGGTTTAAAAAAATTTTTTCTTTTAACAGAAAAAATGTCTTTATCCCGATTAAATTTTTATAATATAAAAAAAATAGAAGATTATTGTTACAAAAATAAATTACACTATTTTATCGTTATAAATATGGATAATACTGAACAATTTGTTTGCCTAGACGACGAAATGTTTATTATATTCTGGGCACATTATCGTAAGTATATTTAATAAAAAATTGAATTAATTGTTTCAAGATAGTTAAGAGATACAAATGGAATCAAAAAGAGCTTATTATTTTTTTAACAATAATCGTTTGTTTTTTTACGATAATACATTCTATCTATGCAACCTATACAAACATTTTAATTTTGAGGAAAAATATGTTAAAAAAATTAAAAAAGATAATAAATTAACCGTATTATACAAATCAGAATTTATTTTTGAAGCACCAATCTACACAATTGAATATACTAATCAAGATTTTCCAATTGAAATTTTAAATGATCAAACGGAAGCAATTATTTTTAATTATAGTTTTGATAGAAATTTGGATAATTTGCCAAATACTGTTAAAATGTTAATTTTTGATAATGGAGAAATTGATACTTTTTGTGATATTTGCGAGTATTCCGTTTTTAATCGGTCATTAGATGGTTTGGTGGATAGTATAAAAGTGTTGAAGTTGGGTGATCAATTTAATCAGCCAATCGAGAAATATCCAAAGAGTTTAACTCATTTATATTTTGGAAATAATTTTAATCAACCTCTTGATAATTTACCAATGGGCTTGGAAGAATTAGGGTTAAGTGGATATTACAATCAGACTTTCGAAAATTTACCGGTATCTTTAAAGAAATTGAGTATTATTGGTGAAGAAGAACCACTTGGATTGAAGACTTTTTCACAGAATTTGGATTTTTTGCCTGAAAATTTGGAGGAATTAGAATTTTATGTGAATGATTATGAATTACCAATGCATAATTTACCGAGTTCATTAAAAAAATTGGCGATAATGTATATTGGAGAAGAGGGTATTATTTTTCCGGAGGGATTGGAGAGTTTATATATTAGTTATGTAAATGAACCTTTGGTGAATTTACCGAGGAATTTGAAAGAGATTAAATTAGGTATGTATTATTCTGAAATAGATAATTTCCCGGATAGTTTGGAGAGTATAATAATATTTTCATCAGATGAGGAAATTGTGTATAATAAAAAACAATTTCCAAAATTAAAAACTTTACAATTACCAGAATGTTGGAAAGATTTATCTAATAATACAAACTAAATATTTTTTATAACTGATAAAGTAAATAAAAAAAGTAAAAAAAATTTGTTGATTTAATATATGACCGAAAATTTACTATTTGTTTCCGCTGGAGATAAAACTGAATTTTTTAAATACTGGATAGATAAAGAAAGAAATTATAAAATTATTTTATGTTATTATGGAGATAAACCAGAAAATCCATATAAATCTTACGTTGATTACGCGTTCGAAAGAAAAGGAAGTAAATTTCAAAATTTTTACCATCTATGGAATACCAAACCAGAAATAAGAAATTTCAAAAATTTCTTCATTATTGATGATGATATTATTATTAAAACAATTGGCATTAATAGATTATTTGGCATACTTAATAAATATAATTTATGGGTGTTGCAACCATCTTTTCATCCAAGAAGTAAACTATCTCATAAAATAACAAGAAAAAATCCAAAATTTCTTCTAAGATATGTCAATTTTATTGAAGTTACTGCTATGATGTTTTCAAATTATGCTATGAAAAGATGTATGGAGGTTTATGATCCGATATTGGTGGGATGGGGAATAGATTATTTATTTTTGTGGCATTTAAATTTTAGATTGACGGATAAATTTGCGGTGGTGGATAGGATATCTTGTGTGAATCCTAAGACTGACGAGGGGGATAGAGAAATTAGTAAATTGCAGAAGACAAATGTAAGAAGACAAACTTGGGAAAAATTCAGGAAAAAAAATAATATCTTCCAATGGAAACATCGTACATATAAAGCAATTCCACTTATCCAATAAATTTTCAAATTTTTACTTCAATAAAATTTTTCATTTTATATTTTTTTCCATTATCAAGAGCTAAAATAAATTCAAATATTTCTTGATAAATTGCATAATGCATAATTCTTGCTTTAATACTTTCGCATTGATTGGGCATTGGGTTTATTTCAAGTAACCAAGGATGATTATTAACATCAAATAACGCATCCCACCCTGTCAACCAAAATTCTACCAAATGTCCATTAGACATTTTCGTTTCAATATTAGGCAATATCCTTCTTGAAATATCCTGCACCAATGGAATTAATTTATCCAATTCACACGGAAATTTGCATCTTTTATCGATACCATCCATCCATTTAACATTAATTGTAAAATGATTATTTTTATTGAACTCTTCTGTATATTTTAGCTTACACATTCTGACCATAGTTTTGGTATGCAGAAATATTTTAAATTTTTGGTTATATTTCATGAAGAGAACATAAACTCTTTCATCCTCTTTTCTCCCATCATTTAACCTCAAATCCTTCACTCCCTCCTGAAATACCAACGGAAACTCATTCAACAAATACCCTCGATATACCATATTTTTTCCCATACTAACCCCTATATTTCTAGATCCTTCACCAATCATTGGTTTTACAAAATACTTTTTGTTTTCATCAAGTTGGAGAATATTATACTCATTTCTGGATTTGATGATATGTGATTTTGGATAATATGGTGAATCTTGGCACCAAACTGAGACTGAATATTTATTTATATAATTTCTAACGTTAACATTGCTGAAATTTATACTAAAATTTCCAATTGTACTCTCACTTGTAATAAACCCTTTTGTCGCTTTTGGATAATTCTTTATGCCGTAAAAATTTAAAAATTCAACGAAACCATTGTTGAACAATATTGAGTCTGGTATATTGATATTTGTTATTTTTTGATTTGATTGAAGAATGATTTTTTGGTTGTAAATTTTTTCCCATATTTTAAATTTACGTTCATCTTTAGTTAGGGATTCATCTTCGGCAATTTTTAATAATTCATCTTCCATATCTCATAAACTTATAAAAATTAATCAAATCTTACGAAAATTATTTAACCTCAATTATGCTATTATTTATCATAAACAACTTCAAATTAGAAGGAAATTTTTTAATTTTATATCCGTTATATCTTCCCCCTATTATCAACTCCTCCAAAGAATCCGGTAAATTCTCAATAAAATTATTCAAATTACATCCCATAAATACAGTTATTTGCAAAAAAGTTAATCCACTTGGTAAATTATCTAAGTTAATTGGACCAGTCAATTGAAGATGTAATTTTTTCAAATTTACTGGTAAGAAGTCTAAGGAATCAACTATCCCAAAAATATCAAGAACTTCCAAACTATTTGGTAAATTTTCCAATTTAATTGGATAAAAACTATTTACAAATAAATCTGTTAATGATAAGGGTAAATTGTTAAGTTCACAAGATTTTTGGGGTTTAATGGAAAGTTTTTGAAGTTTTTGTGGGAAGATTATATTTTGGATTGAATTGGCAACAAATATATTCATTTGATAGATATTGTTGTATGGTGAGAAGTCCATGATATGTTCTTCTTGAACATCAAAAAATATCTCAACTTTATCCGCTATAAACAAAAATCCATTTATTTCTTCATTTTTCAAATCAATATATTCCATAAAACTTACAGTGTTGTCTTGATAAATGAAAAAACTATTTTGGTAATTTGTAATAGAAAACATTGGGAGCAGGTATGTTTGTGAAAATATATGAAAATTCTAGTATCAATTTTTGAAAAGAAATGGTTTAAAGATATTTCATTTTTTTAAGAAGAAGAATGTTACGTTTGAAGAGGTCATTATCGGAGAGGATTTATTTGTTGGCGGCAAAGCAGGTTTCGGAGGAAGAGTGGAATTTTCGGGTTCGTGGTCAGAGCAATAATATTTATGAGCAGGTTTTAAAGCCGGAGGAATTTTCTTGTTCTTGTCCGGATCATCAGAAGAATAATAATTTTTGTAAGCATTTGCTTTTTTTAATTGCTCGTGTAGCGATGCAGATGGAGGTGGCTGGAAAGATAAGTGATAATAAGAAGAATTGGAAGACTACATCGTTTGAGGCGTGTTCGCCAGCTTGGTTAAATAGATTGAAAAATAGGATATCAGGAGAAAAGACGAAGATTACTGAAATAAAAGCCATTGGGAGTGATTGTCCAATTTGTTTTGAGGAAATGAAGAGTGGAGATAATTTGGTGGAGTGTGTGACGACTTGTCACAATTACTTTCATAGGGATTGTATGAATTTATGGTTATCGGAGAATAATACTTGTGCGTTATGTCGAGCACGATGGAAGAAGGTTGCTGGAGATGTTATATTTGATGAGGAGCCTGAGGTGGAGGTGGAGTTATTGGAAAAGACGGAGGAATCAAGGGAGACAAAGACTGATATTGTATTTTCGTTTGATACGACTGGATCGATGAGTAGTTGTATAAGAGATGTGAGGAGAAATATTGAGAAGATTACGGCTAAGATGTTTGAGGAGATACCTGGTTTGAGGTTGGGCATAATAGCGCATGGAGATTATTGTGATGAGGAGAAGACGATATCGATTTTGGATTTTACTGATGATAGGGAAGTGATCCAGAAGTTTGTGAGAGAGGCACCAGATACATATGGAGGGGATTATCCAGAGTGTTATGAGTTGGTTTTGATGAGGGCATTGCAGATGGGATGGAGAAGTGATGCGACGATGAAGAGTTTGGTGATGATTGGAGATGCGGTGCCACATGAGAAGAATCAGAATCCATTTAAGATAGATTGGAGGGAGGAGGCGGAGAAGTTGGCGAATAGAAATGTGCAGATTTTTTCTGTACAATGTTTGAATAATGGAGGAAGAGAGGAATTTAAGTTTTATTCGACGATTGCGAGAATGACAAATGGTTATCATTTATTTTTGGATCAGTTTTCGTATATAAAGGATATGATACAGGCAATTTGTTATAAACAGTATGATCAAGAGCAGTTGGTAAATTTTGAGGCGGAGGTTCAGAGAAGGGATGGAGGTATGAATTCACAGTTGAGGTTAATGTTTGATACAATTTTGGGAAAGAAGAGTCGGGATGAGGTGGAGGCTGAGATGCATCCGGATAGATTCAGGGAGAGATATCATAGGAGTGAGAGAAGATCCGGTGGTAGTGCTGCGGCGGTGCCGACTTTGGAGGGAGAGACGGAGTTACACCCTTGTCCACCCACGAAATTTCAGGTATTTGTGGTGGATGATGATATTGGGATAAAGGATTTTTGTGAGTCGATGAGTATTAGATTTGCGAAGGGAAGAGGATTTTATGAATTTATTAAGCCGGAGATAATCCAGCCACAGAAGGAGATTGTTTTGATGGATAGGGAGACCGGAGATTTATATGAGGGAGAAGTGGCGAGAAGAATTGCTGGGATTGGACGAAATGATGAGAGGGTGAAAATTAAGCCAGGCGATTTACCAAAATATCGGATATTCATACAGAGTACAAGTGTGAACAGGAAGTTATTGAAGAATCAGGGTTTTTTGTATGAGGTATCTAGGTAAAAATTGATTTTTTAAGGGGATGAGCGGACACATTCCAGAAATGGAATATTATAGGGAATTTCAGGGAGTAATGGTGGAGGCGCGATTGTCTTTATCGGAGGATAAATATAAGAATTTGAACAAAAAGATTCTTATATTTTCGAAGAAGGCAAGTGATTTTAAGAAGGAAGGATTTGATCCGGATATTTACAAGGAAACATTTGATTATGAACAAGGAATGCTCGCCGATTTGTTCAATTACTTATTTGAAATAAAGGATGAGATTAGTGATTCAGTTTACGTGTTTTTGAATAATAAGATAAGAGAAATAAGTGATGAATTGAACAATCCAGACAAGAAGGATTTTGATGTGGGGGCGCGATTTAAGAATTTTGAGTATATGTGTTCATTGAGTAAGTTATTTCAGAATTATCGGAGAGGGGAAACAAAATTGGATTTACTCCGAGAACCGAAGTTGGGAAGGACGTGTGCGAATGAATTAATTGAGATAATTAAATTGGAGCGTTATTTGGAAGAAGATTACCCAGATATACCAGAAAATCGTTTAAGATTAATGCTTATATTTGTGATTAAATTGGATTTTGTGATGCATAATTTAAGATTGATCAAAGTAGAGGAAAATATTATTCCACTTTATCGTAAAAGAATTATGGAAAGTTTGGAAAATAAATATTTTAAGAAAATCTTAGAAGATAGTGAATTTGACTACAATATTTGGTTAAAAGTTTTTGATGATGTGCAGAATGGAATTATTGAAATACCAGATGATGATGGAAAAGAATACAAGTGTCATTGTAAGAACAATAATGCAATATGTTGTGGATTCTTCGAGTTAAGAAAATGCAGAAATTTTGAAAGATTTATTAAAATGAACCCGGTTGTGAATGGATTATATAACTCAGAAAAAGTTGAACCTGTTAAGCAACCGAATATCGGTAAATGTTTTCCTGATGCAGTTATCTTAAATAATCACAATAATTTATTGCAGTTATTATTTTCGATGACTCGGGACAGACATAGAGATATTGTGAATACTGCGGTATTTGATTTTTTGATGCGGAATGCTAAATATTTGAAGAAGAATAGGGCATTGGCTGCAGCTGCATATTGTTCAGTTAGAGAGGTAACAGCTGATGAATCATTTGTGAATTTTATGACTGAAATAGAATTTGATTGGAAGATATGGCACAATACGTTTTTTCAATATGTTCAGAAAAAATAATTATTTTTTATAATTTTCAATTAAATTTTGACAAATAAAACATTCGAATCCATCTATATTGTGAATGCAATTAAATTCGCTGGTTTTATTTAATTTAATTTGCCAAAAGTCGGGATTACATTTTCGGCAATGATATTTGGAAACTTTATGTTGGCATATTTGGCTTTCGCCGCATTCGTAGCATTTTGCTTTATCTTTGTTATGTTTGCATATTTGACATCGGCATCTTTCCCTATTATGGATGCAAAATACATTGGGAGAACAATTTTTACATCTCCCTTTTATTTTCAGATGTTCACATATGCTTGAACCTTTACATATTTTACAGCGGGATTTTTCTCGGTTATGCTCACATATTCCTTTACCTCCGCATTCTTTGCATCGATATTTTCTTCTTTTATGTTGACAAATTGATTTACTACCACCACATTCAACGCAATTTGTCTTTCTTTTACCGTGATCACAAAGTTTTATTGGCATTTTATTATACTTAAAACAAGTTAATATTTTTTCATTTTTTTATAATTTATTGGAAAGGGATTTGTACATATGATGCAGTCGAATAGGTCCATATTATGTTGGCATTTTTGAATTTGTATGTTATTTTTATAGAGATTGCATATTCTGCAGTGATATTTTATTTTGGAATGTTTGCATATTTGACTTCCTTTGCATTCAATGCATTTTGATTTATCTTTATTATGGATGCAGAATTGGCTTCCTCCACAAATTCTACATCTGCATCGTTCTCTTCCATGAATACAGAAATATTTTCCATCGCATTCACGGCATCTTTTCTTCAATATATCATGAATACAAAAATATTCTTTTCCACATTCTCTGCAGCGATTCTTTTGTTTATTATGTTTGCATATTCCATTTCCACCACATTCTCCACATAAATATTTACTTTTTTGATGAATGCAAATATTTCTTTTCCTCCTTTCTGGCATATTTATTTATTTACCAAATATTAGTAAATAAATTTTTCATTTTTTATTGGGATGTCTCATAACAAGAGGTGTCATTAGGTATTGCTGCTGAAGTAATTTCACAAATTAAAGATTCGACAGTGTAATATTTACCATTTTGTATAACTAATTCAGTTGTGTCCACAAGATGATGTGCACCGTAAAAAGCAACTTTTGTATTATCATTTGCAAAACTCTTGATTAAATTACTTATTTTCACAAGATCATTTCTGCAACCAACTTTCTTAAAACAACCATTTAATACAACTCCATTCGTATTCGATAAACCAAATGTTGGCATCACCAACTCAGATATTTTACATTCACCACATAACGATCCTAATAATGATCTAAAACCAGACAAAGCTTGACTTGGTGTCCAGACAACAGTAGATGACCATTGATTTCGGTTAATTGGCGCTGCAGTTGCATCTAGACATCCTCGACGGTTGTTGGAAGATTTTAGGCAAACATTAGAAAGTTCTGATGAAAGGGGACCACGGTAATTTTCAACAAAAACATATCCCAAATAATTATTATGCGCCAAACGCAAAATTTCACCAATAAAATGTTTATATTCTGGATAATTATTAAAAAGACGAATAGATACATCGGTTATAAAAACATTTATTCTGCCAGTGTATTGAGCATTTGAACTTAATGAAAATAAATTTTTAAGTAAATCTTGTGTTTTTTTCTGGAGTTCTTGGCGATTAAATTTGTTGTTTGTTTTTTTAGCAAAAACATCTGGGGCAATTTCATCAATTGCGACAAATTGTATATTTGGATTTTGAAATGCTGCTTGTATTTGTTGAGTCATTGAGCTAGCAGGATCAGGTTTATTTCTAATATTGATTAAAACTGTGTTGGATGGTATGGATTGACTGGCAAATGAGAATCGGTTAGGGGGGAAAATATTTTGGAAATCTTGTAGAGAATTTATATTGGGGAAAATATCGTCAAAAAAATATTTTACTTGTGTTGGTTTTTGGGATTGCATCCCTAATGATAATTTTTCCAATTTTGGAACAAAATTTTCCTTCTTGTTTTTAAACTTTTTCTTTGAATTGTGTTTGGGGTAATTTCTTTTAGAGTGAGAAACTGGATGATTATTTCTTGGTATTTTCCGTTTATGCACAGCTAAAATCTTTCTATTTGGACCTCCAACATTAATTGCTGGACGTAATAATTTTTTGTTATTTTCAGCAAATTCATTTATATCTTCCGTTTGAATTGCAGCTATAAATGAAATGCTAAGTAAAAGTAAAATTGTGTTCACTTTTAACATATATTATATATTACATTTTTTTTATATTAAATAAAAAATTGATTTAATATATTTTTATGCATATAAATCGTAATTATGAATCAAATTAAAGAAAAATCTGTTTTTGTAATATATTTATTTTATGTATTGACAATATTTATTATGCGTACAGTATTGAATGCAGATGCTGGAAATTGTGATAAATTCGAGACAAATTATTATCCTGTTAGTTTTTCAGACTTAAGCATTAGTACATTATTTTTCAATATTTTTACAATACTTATTTTACCTTGTGCCATTGTCAAAAATAATCCCGGGTGTGTTTTTATTGTAATTTTGTCAATAATTACAGTGATTTCACTTTCAGGCGTTCATTTTTCAGTAATATTTAATGAAGGTATAAGAATAAGTAAATGCAGTACAAATATAATTGTATTGAATATACTATTAAGTGTTCCAGCAGTAGTTGTAATGTTATGTTTACTTGCCAGCCTTATTGTTTTATCATATTTAATTTTTTCATTTATTTTGCGAAAGTTTTATGAGATGTTTATTAAACCGGTTAAAGAAAGAAATTTTAAATTGATTATAGTTAATTATTCATTTGTATGGACAATTGCGCAAATTGTATGTTTATCACTTTATGAAACTTCTTCTTATGTACAGGGGTTAGCTATAACTGAATTAATAATGATATTTTTTATTATTTTTTATTTTATAGATAAATCGTATAAATATTTATCAAGAATATTACATTTGGCAATTTTTTTAGGGCTTCTTTGTTTAATTTTTGAAAAAATAATTGATGGAAAAATAACGCCAATTGGTATAAATTCTTTTCTTCCCTTTTCCTTAATTTGTCTTATATATTTAACAATATTAATTTTTCCCTGTAGAAAAAGTAATAATGAAATTTCATTGCCGGCAATAATTATTGATAATTCAACAAATCTCCCACCAATTATCTGTGCAAGTGGCCGTGCTATTGTTTATAAGAATTGTAAAAAATTGAATGTTAAAATGGTAAATCACTTTAACATTAAATGATTATGCAGAGATTGCATCAAATTGTCAATTATATTGCGTTAAATGAAAAAGCATTGAATAATTCGACGTATAGGGAATTTTTATTAGAATTGTTTAATTTAATAGAAGAATATAAGATAAAATTCATAGCGAAAGAGGAGTTAAATATAATTTGTTTGGGATTTGCGAAATGTAATTTATATTTGACGGAGAATGAAAATGATAGCAGTGAGATGTTGGTTACATTTGGAATAGAAAAGAGTGATATTCAGGATCAAATGCCAATATTGGAAGAGATACCAGGTTGTTGTTGTGAGGATGGTAATGATATTTGTAAGAAGGCTGATTTGAAGGAGTTATTCAAGTGTAGGAATTTTCGGAAGTTTGTGGAGTTGAATCCAAATATTAAGAATTTATTTCGTAAGGAAAAAGTATTTGAATTATTATATCTCCCAGCTCATAGAATCAAAATAACAGTTGAAGTTTTTGAAAAAAATGTTAAAAATTTATTTAACCTAATTCAACTACAACACTTTCTACATGAAAATAAAAGAGTTACCGAAAATAATTTTTATCACCGAATCATTTTACTCATTACCCTATTCGATTTTTTAATGTCTAATTATTTTTACGCCTGTCTCTACAAAAACTTTTATGTCAATGCATTTTATGAATTAAACCGTATTCACGAATTCTACATTGGTGAATGGCACAGAAATAAAATTAAAAAATATAAGGAATTAAATTTTTTAATGGAACATAATATTGAACCTCAATATTGGTTTGATTGGTTCAGGAAAGTATGTGTTGAACTATAATTATAAAAAATTGAATTAAAAGTAATTTTATTTTTAAGAAGATAAAAATGTATATTTGCATACCAGAAAATTATTTGATTGAGGAGACATATATTTTTGGTTCTTGGAATAATTGGTCGGAACCGATAAATTTGGAAAATTATGATTTCAAAATAAGTTCTTATCTTTTTTATTTTGTGGGAGAGGTGGAAGAGGTGGAATACAAGTTAAAGATAAAAGAAAATTTCTGTTTGTTGAATGATAATTTTTATTTGACACGCATAAACAATGGTTTCACTAACAATGTGGCTATGACAAAGGTAAAAAATAATTTTTGGAATGGTAAGATCGAGATTATATTGGATGGTGATAGAATACGTGTTTATTTGTTGGACAATATAATTTTTGAGGGTGATTTTGAAAATGGAAAGGTAAGTGGTAATGGTATTTATTATCATAGGAATGGAAAGATTCAGTATGAAGGAAATATTCAAAACGGTATTATTCACGGCCAGGGAACAACTTTCGACCAAGATGGAAAAGTTCTTCATAAAGGAAACTATCTTCACAATATGCTTCACGGTTTTTGTAATCTTTTTGACCAAAATGAAAAAATAATTTATGAAGGAGAATTTACAAATGGGATGAGGCATGGGTTTGGTAGTACATTTTTTGAAAAAGGAGATATAGAATTTATTGGTGAATTTTCAAATAATATGAAAAATGGAGAAGGAAAATTAATTTGTGATAATGGAAAAATGAGGTATCGAGGTTATTTTTCTAATGATTTTTTCCATGGCCAGGGTATTTTGTATTGGCCTAATTCAGATAAGATTAGATATGAAGGAAGTTTCAGAAATGGAGAATTTCACGGAATCGGAATTACAAATAATGAAGAAGGACAAATTGAATACGGCGGAGTTTTCAGAAATAATCTCCCCCACGGACACGGCATCGCCTACTACTCCAATGGTAAAAAAATGTTCGAAGGTATCTTCAAAAATGGCTCCAGCCAAGAAGGAATTATGTTCAAATCTGATGGATCTTACACCAAGGTGAGTGGTAATGGACATCTCGTTTTCAAAAATTTATTCAACGAAGAACTTGTTTAATTTTTATAATTTTTATTCCTCTCTCGATTTTTCCTGTTCTCTAAAATCTTCAATAACAAATATTAATGTCTTCCTATCAAATAGATATGGTATTTTACCAAAAATTGTCTCATTGTGAATAAAAAATAATTCCAAAAAGATAGTTAATTCACTTTTGTTTTTTAAAAAACTCTCATTGAAAATATAGTTGCTCAATAATTTATCAATAATGTAAATAATTGTTTTTCTTAGAAAAACAAGATGTTCCGGATTATCATTATATTGGTGAAGTTCAGAAGTATTAAAATCAACTAATTGATATTCTTTTATTAATTCTGGTATATGTTCAGCAACAAATGCATCATGATATTTATATAAAATTAATATAATGATGATCATAACATTTTGTTCAGATTTTTCTGGAAATTCGTTAATATTGTGTATTATTTTAAGAGTAAATCTTGAAACAATTTTGTGAATATATCTGATGAAATTTTGATTTCTGATTTTAATATTAGTATATTTTGTTTCTATAAAATGATTTATTATTGGTAAAAGTTCTTGGTATTCTCCAATTGGTTCATAATCATTGTCATAATATTTGAATTCATACTGTCCAATAAATCTTATTCTAACTTTCAAAAATAAATTAACAGGAAGAATTCCTGTATCTTGATGGTTTAATGAATCAATCACATCTTCCACGCATATTTTATTTTTTCTTTGTAGAATAAAATGAAGGAAGTGTTCAATCAATTGGTAGAATTTTTGAGAATAAACTTGTGATTTGAGAAATGATTTTAATTTTTTATCTTCTTTGAATTCATCAACCATTGTTGGGAACTCATTAGAATCAAGTAAATGTAGTCTGTTTTTATCCATGAAATAAATTTTCATTTGATGAATATATTTATTTAAAAATGGTAGGACATCTGGTTCAATTTGTGATTGAATAATCGCTGTATTGTGGTAAAATAAAGATTTTGTAAAATTGAGTTTTACTGACATTTTTTTGTATAAAATATTGTTAAATTATAAATCACTTTTTAATCACTACCGGAGCCTTGATCATCTGAGTCGCCGTCGGTTTCCCAGGCTTCTTCGTCATCACTTTCTGAAGTTTCACTCTCTTCTTGATTGTTTTGTTCATTTTCATATTCATAATCATCAACACCCATATGATCGCGCCAGTAGGTGGTGAAAAATTCTTCATCTTCATATTGAAATTTATACCATTCACCATCACGAAAATAGTGAGCAAAAAATGGTAAATCTTCGAGAACTTCAGAAGATCCATTAATTTCGGCATAAGCTTCTCCAACTTGCATCACCTTAGAATAATCTTCAAAAGTTGATACGGGTGATCCATATGAATTATCAGTCAACAATTCTATTGTCTTCAATATAATATTCTTGTTCAAATTGTAACTATCACTCACACCATTCAAGAATTCAATGTGGTGATGATTAAAACGATTAATAGCAATTGAGTACGGAATAGACATCTCATATACTTTTCATAAAATCAACTAATAATTAAATCAATTTTTTTCCTCCTTTCATCTTTAATATATTCAACAATTATTTGACGACTATATCGCTCAATACATTTGAAATAATCTCCCATCAATAATTCTCCATTTATATTACCCCCTCTATCAACCAAATATTTCACCATTTCCAAATTTCCTTTATCAACACATATTCTTAATGGCAATCCATTCTAAATATTTATATCTGATACTGAAAAGCGCTTAAATCGCTTAAGATAAAAATGATGTTATCTAAGCTCTTTTCTGTCACCGCTGTATCTCAGCGGGTGTTCAATAGAACACTAATCTAAAACTAGATGTTTTAATAAAATATTTCTTGCTCCATTAATATCTGCATTATAATTATATATTTTTGAAAATTATATAATTCATCTAAATATTCTGGAAAAAATTTCATTAAAATGACCCAAACTTATCGCTGAAATTCCTAACATAGATTCATTTGGATATGCCATCTTATCACCTCCTCCCTTTTGATTTTTATTATTAGAATGTTTGGAACATAAAATTTGATTTTTTTTAAGTTGACAACCACATGTTTCTCCATTTTTCTTAATATATAAACAATTCCTCATTAATTTAAAT